AACCTTTACATGTTGCATGATATGCTTCTGTAAAGAAATAGCTACCGGCGGCAACGTAGCAACCATCGGCGTTCCACCAAATATAAGGTGTGCCATGATATGCGACTGATGATCCTGACCCTCAAATGCTTCTAAATCCATCATGTCCAAAGCATTAATGTTCTCTTGAGCCGGGTCCGTGGGCGTCGGTTCAGCATCCGGCAACGACTTCATCAATCGATCTACATCGGTCACGCCCAACGCTTCATACATATCACGGTAAACTTCGTGCATGTTATGCAACTCGGGAGCAGCACCGGCTAACTCTAACTTAGTCTGTGCCAACGTAATGCGCTGTGCCTGACTAAATACGTTAGGGTTGCTAACCGGAATAATGTCAACGCGCTCGTCAAAGTCCGATGCCATAACCTGCGAATCTTCTCCCGCAACAGCATACGGGTAAATCTGAGGAAGGCTCTCACCCATCACGCGACCTAGAATCTTAAACTCTAACCGCATGGCGTAGTGCAATCTCTTATGAACAGCACTCATGACCCGTGAGCCCTGCTCCAACATGGCTATAGTAGTACCTACCGCCGCGTTCTGATTACCATCACCTACCTTCAAATCTGTAATAGTCGCGAACCGCTGTCCGGCGTCCACGACAAAACCCAATAGCTGAAACAACGTCTGATCCGGTCCCTTGAACGGAAGAGGCATCAAACTATCACGGATCGCGCCTCCCGGTGCATCTACGTCACGGAATTCACCGGGCTGTAGCGGCGTGTCGTCATCTCTAATTCTCATACCCCGCGCTTTAAATCCTGCGGGCAAGTTAGACAGAGTTCCCGCATCGATAAGCTGTCGAAGAGCCGACGTTGCTGTGCGAGACAGACCACCAATTGTGTGGATCAAACCTAGTCCGTAAAAACCAAAACCGGGCAAAAACTTATAGTGAACAAAATATTGAATCTTACGTTTCTTCTCGTCGTCTTCGTTGTAGTTGCGACGAATAGCAAGAATCTGTCCATTGTCCTTAGAAATAGTTACAACATACGGAATCTTAATGCCCGTAGGCTCACCATCTTCATCAACGTCTTCGTAACCTTCTAGGTCTAAATCGACGTGGCACTCTAACAAGGTGCAGTCATAATCAATCTGCGACGGCTCAAAACCATCAATCAGATCAATCTCATCGGAAATAGAGTCCAAGCTAGACTGAGCCGGGATAACATCTATGTCCAGATAAAAACCCGACACCTGTTGCTTGCGCAGATCGTTAAGCGACGTGCGAAGTACTTGGGTAATATTAGGACACGTCTCTAAGTCAGAGGTCTCATAAGGTACGACAAGATTCTCAGCCGGAACGAACTTACTGACAGCACGGCCCAAGTTCTCATCATAATAAACTTTCTTAAACGTACTACCGGCCAAGGGCAAATAAAACAACATCTGGTCCATGTCCGGCGTATATTCTTCCATCACATTAGTAATGTAATAGTTCATGAACTGCTTAACGCGCTGAGACTGATTCAGCTTCTGACGGGTTTCTTTACCCATAACAACAGTTCGTACTGGACCGCTAGGCGGTAAAAGCTCATTGAAAGCTTGCGCTTGAAACTGTGTGGCCGCTTCACCCAACAAAGGATGTGTTACGCCCGAGGCTCCTCGAAAAGGCTCAGTACGCTCTTGGTAAGAAAAACCTAACAACTCTAAACCGTTAGCATAAGTCTCTTCCCATTCTTGACGACTAGATTTATTGGCGTCAAATTCCCCTAATAGATCTCCTGCAATACGACCCAACTCACGGTCAGGCATCTCTTCGGCTAAGTTCATGTAGAAGTCGCCACCAAACCCGCGCTCGTCCTGCGGGTCGAAATCAACCATAACGCTGCCGTCTTCGTCCAAAGTCATCTCGACATCACCGTCCATAGACAGGTCCATACCAAGCATTTCCATGACATTGTTTTCTGAATCAGGTAGCTCTAGCTCAATCTCGGCTCTTATATCTTCTTCCAGTAACTGAGATGGAACATTGCGGTCCATCAAACTTCCTACTGGTTTGTTATCTTCTGCCATTTCTTATTCCTCTGGAGAACGATCCAATATAATGTTTAGTTGTTCTAATGTTTCCGGGGGTAATTTTGATACGTCATCTTCAGAAGCTATAGGTGCGCCCGCTTTTCTAAGCAATGAGGCCATAGCCGCTATCTCGCGAACCATTGCTTTCTGTTCTTTTTTAGACTTGGGGACGGCCATACCGGGGCCCGAAGAGGTGCTTCCGACAATAGTTTCAATAAGGGACCCGAGCCCTTCTTCGTCAGCTATTGACTCCGAGTCAGGGTCGATAAGCGCTAACTCCTGACCGGGCTCGTTCATAAAATAACTCTCATCACTTGAAGTTAGCAGCGTTTCCGCTTGGTTGGGGTAAAATTCCACATCCTCGTTACGATTGTACGCTCGGATTTTGCTAGGACGGGGGTCGAAAGAAACCCCGCTATCAGCAACTTTCTTACCAAATAGGCTGCCTTGAAATCTATTTTCCGCATACATGTCAGCAGGGTTGTCTATATCTTCCTCAAGAATTATGGACATTATACCCGGATCTCCATCCTTTCCATACGCATATGAGGGCCTTACATACGATTCGGAACTTCCGGGGTTTTCCGTGGTCCGAACAAATTCGTCAAGATACAACTTTTTAGCGTATCCAGAATTACGGATATGCTTATGAACAGCTTTCTCACGGTCTTCAGAAGAATAATCTTTGACAGCGCTGTTCATATTATGACTGACGTATTGAGTTAACGCCGTTTGATACTCATCTTCTGTTTGCGCATTAATAACACCTGCGGCATAAAGCGGATACTCGGCCGTTGATCCACGAGAATGCCCGATTTCATGAGAAATAGTGTACGGGGTTGCGGCCTTTGCGCCAAAAATTTCTATGCGACCCATGTTATCATTAGGCGTAGTTTGCGCTATGCCGAGGTTTGGGTCCAAGATCACCCCTACCTCGTCCGCGGCCTGTACCCCATACGTTTCGTTATCCATAAAACCGCTTCGGGCCCGTGTCAACCCATTAACCGATCTAGGGGTGTACATTCCTTCAAGGTTGTAATCGTCAGCCCCCAAGTCGAAACGAAGCATTTCCATTTCGCGCTCCGTGGGACCCGAATACCCTAAGTACGGAGCAACTTCCATTTGAAACTCAATATCACCCATTTGGTGTTGCATTTGGATCATCTTCGGATCAATTCCCGTTTGATTAGCTTGATAGGCAATTTTAGCTTGGGGACTCAAATCTTGGAATTTATTGAACACGGTACGTCCGTCTCGGGGTCGCATTTGGCTGTACGATTGGGCAAAGCTGGGTTTGTCCAAATTTAAAAGTTTGTCTATATCCATAATTTTTCCGTAGCTTTATAGCAATGCGAAATAAATGTCAATAATACACCTTTATCGTAACAGATTCTATTCATAGGGGCCTAGCTGAATAGTTACATCCCGGTTGCTTTTTGGTAGTGCATAACGAGCTAACACCGTTCCAAACGCCTTGGGGTCAGATACCGCCAGAGGTAAATATCTTAAAAACTCTGTTAAAGAGATTGTTGTCTCATTGCTGTCAAAGCCATAATTATCATAATTGTAGTCATCTTTAATAGTTACCGTACCGTCAGCGTTTTTAAAAGCGTTAAAGTGACCTAACGAAGTTTCAATGTTATAGGCGGGAGAATTAAAAGACTGAGCTACCGTTTCTATAAAACCTTGCGGTTTTTGAACGAGAGAGTCATCCGAATAATATACAGAAGTTTTGTTTCGGTCGGTGTCAAAGCTGGATACCTTTTGCTTTTGTTCCGCAATCTTTTCCTGTTGTGCTTTTTGCCACTCGGCTTCGGTGTGCATTGGAACAAGAACCCCGTTTAATGTCGGACCCTCGGGGCTGTCAAAAGACAAGGTTAAATCTCTAGATCGGGCATTGTTTTCCCAATCTAGTAAACTTCGTTCGGTTAGATACTCCAACCTCCGTTTAGCGTCGGCCTCGTCTTCGACGTTAGTCGCGTCCTGCCTCTCGACCATAGCCCTCATTTCGGACAACTCTTCGGCGCTAAAATCTTCCTCAGTTATAGGACTTTCATCCCCCATCAAAAACTCTGAGAACAGACGAGCATTAGTAGGTACATCTCCAAGATAACTCACTTTTAATTTCTCCGTAGCTCAAAAATTGTTCAATAATATGCAGTCATCCTAACAGCTTTTTCCTCGTCATCCCAATCATCCGTTGGCAACCTAACAAAGTTCCCCTGACGATACCGCATCAACGCCTGTGTCATACTATCCACCAAATCGTCATTCTCACCGTTGGGAAATGCTGCGACCTCCTCTATCAACTCGTCTGCAAATACGGTATCGGGGGCCCAAACCATCCCCGCCTCAAATAATGGCGACACCGAATGAACCCGCGTAACCTTATCGTTACCCCTAGACGGCGTAAAATTTACCACGGGGACCCCCATGTTTCGCAACTCCTGCGTCAATGGCGTACCACTCGCCTTCGCCTCCACAATTACTGTGTCGGGGTCCCAGAATTGATACTCCTCCAAAGCCTTAGCTTTTAACTCCGGAAAATCCCATCGACCCTTTTTGCTGTCCAATAAAATTAATGCCGGAGTCCCAGACTCATTAGGGTAAAAAACACCCCACGTCGTTATCGCACTGTAATCCGCCGTCTGCTTCTTACTAAACGCCGTATCGTAACTCTGTATCACATACTCCAAATTAGGGACCGCTTCAGGCTCCCACACCTTCCACCACTCACGCTTAATGATCGCATTCTCTTCACCCGTAGGATTCTGCTGATACTGAGCGTTCCACTTACTATTGGGAATAGAAGCGCGGACCGCGGTCAAATCATCAAGACTCCAGTACTCAGGCCAACACGGAGTCCCATCCTCAAAAATCGCAGGAAGCTCCACAACCTCCCATTGGTCCGCCAACGGGTCCTTCGCCATAGCCTTCAATAACTGGCCCGTCATGTCCTTCTCAGACCATCTAGTCTGAACTATGACTATTGACCCGCCCGGCTGTAAACGCTGTCTAGGGCCACCTGTGTACCAATCCCAAGCATCGTCAAAACCCGCCGCCGACATCGCCGTCTGCTCCGAGTGAGGATCATCAATAATAATTAAATCACCACCACGTCCCGCCAAGTTCGACCCGACGCCCACGGCATAATACATCCCGCCCGCGCTCGTATCCCAACGACCCGAGGCCTTACTGTCAGAAGCCAACTTAACGCCGTCAAAGACCTCCTTGTACTCTTCCGTCTCCAAAAGGTTCTTAGTCTTACGTCCAAAGTTAACCGCCAACTCAGTCGTGTGCGTCGCCTGTATGATCTTCATCTTCGGATTACGGCCCATCATCCACGCAGGAAAGAGAAAGGACGCAAACTCACTCTTCGTGTGCCGCGGGGCCATGTTGATAATCAAGCGTTTTAGCTCGCCGCTCGCGACCCTTTCTAACTTGTCCGCGATAATTTTGTGATGGCGGCCTGCAATAAAATCGGGCCACATATTTTTTACAAAAATTAAAAAATCTTTTTTACATATCTCGTTTTTCTTTAGCTGCGCTAATCGCAACTCAAGCTTCAATTTCTTCTCATCTAAACTACTGGTAAATGATTCTTCCATCAGGGGACCCTAGTCAATTGTTCCACGTGGAACATGTCAAATGTATGCGATTTTAGACGCTAATATAAGACAGTTAACACTCATATGGAATCTTTATTAAATGTTTGTGCGAAACATGGTACATGCACCTGTACCCGCGACCGTGGGCGA